GCCGTAGGTGCTCTCGATGTCGCGTATTGCCTGGACACTGATGCCCATCATTTCCCGACAACGATACTGTGTAAGACCGAGCAGTGTTCGTGCGGATCGGAATTGATCAGGTGTTGGCATGGTTGTCTCCTTTCGAAAATATCAGATATTCTTTGGATCGGTGATGCCGAGCAGCGTGGTCTTCTTGATCTCAACTTCCCGTTTGTCGAGGGCGATCCAATTGATGTCGCCGTTGAGGTCCGGAATGGCCTCTTTGATTTCGGAAAGCGTCGGTTTGTATGGGAAATATCGTTCGAGGGTTGCGTCTCTGGGGACGATGGAATAATCCACGGCTCCGTTGATGGTAAACCCCTCGCGATAGCCGATGGTCAATACGTAAAGTGTCGTTGTCGAGCTCATTATTCATCCTCTTTCCGACTTATCGTCTGTGAAGGAAAACCAATTTCCCTGTGAGTCCTGAAGGATCCTCTTATTGCAGATCTTACATTTCGAGTGCATCGATGCTCCGTCAAAATCGACATGATCTTCAGGAACATGATAGTCCATGACATTGTGTACGAAATCTCGCATCGGCGATTCATTCCATCCGCGCTGAATGAAACATAAGAAACAAAAGAACATCAATCCGATTACCAGAATCAGGATAATTAGCAATATATTCTTTAAAAGCATGCTTACCTCCGAATATGTCGGCCTTGTAGATTCTGAATGCGCCGATTTTCGGCCCTGTGAGCCATTTTAAGGGCCCGTAGAGCGGCGAACACGATCGAAACGCTTAAAACTATGGGTATGACCAGAAGGGCCGAGAAAACGGCGATTATGGCGTTAATGAGACAGATCATCCGAACGCCTCCTTCTGGTCGTTTTGGTCTGAATATGGAATTTCGGGTCTTCCCTGACGGGCGTCCGATCCGATCCCTTCATACAGTTCTGACATACCGCATTGACATAGATGTTTCGTCCATCACTCCATGCATGAGTCGTATCGATCCAAATATACGGATCATGATCAGACTCACAATGGATCCAGTGCTCGTCATGCAGTTCTTGTTTGATGGTGTCGAAGTCCGCGTCATGGATTTCCATCATCGGACCTGCGGAAATATGATTGTCGGTCATCATTTACTCCTTTGGTTCTGTCTTGTCGTGGATCCACGTCAATCCTTTGTCGATCCATGCGGGAATATGGAACAGCCAGCAGAGGAACTCGACGATACAGAGCACTACGAACGTTCCTCCGATGACGAGAAGGACTGTTCTTGCGGGTTGGTCCCATTCGCCGACGAATACGCAGTATGATCCCATGGTGAGGACTCCTCCAACAAAGTTGAGTAGTAGATATACCGGCATCATACCCCAGTTAATCTCGTCCATGTTCGCCCTCCTGTTCAAAGGTCCATTGCTTGCTATTGTCCATTTGTCGATACTCATTCCTGGAAATATCGAAGTGCGTCGATCGATTGCATCGACAGCACATCACTTCACATTCATGATGATCCGGTGTGATCTCCCATGCATCGGTGACGAGCAGTGATGCTCTTGGATGGCATCTAAGATATCGTCTGGCCCGATCAAACACGCTTGTTGGCGCCATAATATGCTCCTAAAAATAAGAGGGCATGACCGACGCGCGATGGCGCCGCCCATGCCCTATGATTGAAATATGGTTTACTCGATGGACTTCAGGTCCGCATCGACCTTCTGGAAGGTCATGGTATTGAGGGCCGTATCCGGTTCGTCATTATCATAGAACTCGTCCTCGAACGGATCCTCATGCTTGGTTGCGATGAGCATCTGCAAATATGCGGTGTTGTGATCCGACATCTTACCGCGGTATGCGGAAAACGACAGATTGATGTTCTCGATGTCGGCCCAGTCCAGAATATCAACCGGGCTGAGGTCGACCTCCTCGCCCTGCACCACGGTCTTCCTATGTTCGGCCCACAGGCGCTTGTTGCCGTACTGGGTCTTGAACAGGATCTTCGGATTCCTCGTATCGGCCGGATCGTCCTTGAATTTTACGTTGACCTTGAGCAGGAGCTGGGGATCAGCGTCGATCTTCTCACGCATGCGGGGACGGAATCCCTCGTCGGTAAGGAAATCGAATTCGTCCTGAGTCAGCTCAATGTTGAAGTTGCGATTGCCCTCGTCGTTGAACTGACCTCCGTTACCGGCGAAATTCGGATAGATGAGTTTCGCCTCACGAATGCGGTACGATACACGACCACGGGAATCCACATACTTTTCGACTGCCATTGCTTTGTTCCTTTCGTTAGTTTGGTTGAAAAATATCAGTTGTTATAGATAGTCACCCGTTCAACAAATGGACGGTTGTCGGTCATCCGGTCTCGAGCGATGTTCTTTTTGTTGCACCGATCGATGGCCGAGGTGATTTCATTGTCGGTGATGCCTGAGTACTTGTAGAAGTTCGCCAGCGTCTGGAGGACGTCGGCGAATTCATCGAGCATGTGCTCACGCGTGTCATGCTGTGACGCCACCATCAGCTCGGCGGCCTCCTCAAGGATTTTCTTGGCCAGTTTCTTGCCGTCTTGGAGTTCACCGTCGTTGAAGGTCTCCATTGGCGGGAATTGGATCATTGACAATCCTTTCTGAAAAAAAAATATGGGCCCATGCGTCGGTCGCACAGGCCCATATGGTTTGATGGACAAATCAGTCGAGATTGATTCCATGATTGTCGGACTTCACGACGCGGTTCTCGAATCCGAGACCGGCGAATTCACGGAACACCCGTTTGGCGAATTCCCTTCGACTCATGTCCTTGTGTTCGAACCTGAGATCGAGAATATACCAGACGAGCGCACCGATGCATGCGCCGATCAGGATGAGGGCCACGACCTGATAGTCGAGCAGTTCAATAGTCATCGTTATTCCTTTCCTATGAATATCCTTCATTATAGGCGATGACCTTATCGCGAATCAATCACCCATGGCCGCGATGCGCATGACATCCATCATCGACTTGTTGCGGCCGATGTTGTATCCGACGTAGAAAATGGCACCGGCGGCCACGAGCAGCGCTTCCGGATGTTGTTCGATGAAGTCCATGACAGTGTTTCCCGCCTTGTTGATCTCGTCGTTGACGTTAATGGTCTTGTCCTCCATGGTGGTCTCCTTCTTGTTCTTTCGGAATTTCGGTGAAATATTAATGTTGAAGTCCATGATCAATCCTTGCGCTTATGCCGGGTTACGGTAATGTCGTAGATGGTTTCAATGGGACCTTCGACCATCACCTGCCGTCCGCAACCAGTGCAGATAAATATAGCAACGATCCTGTGGTCTTTGAAATATACATCATGGGGGCGAATGTCGTAGTCACAGTCGCACCCCATGAGCTCGTTGAGTTCGTCCTCACGCATCAGCGGTCTCCTTCTGATAAGATCCAATCCGTTCGTTCCACAGTTATCGATTTCAAATGAAGATTATCGAGATTAGGAACGATCGATCCTGCAATGCGGATCGCTTCGTATGCGGATGGAGGTATCTGCGAATAAGTGCTATAGATCGTATCTTGATCGGTTTTGATGATAACACGATACATACTCATCATCATGGCCGGCCCGGCTTCCTGTTGCGGATATGATCCATCACGGACCTGAACTGCTCGTTGGCTCCTGCGTTGAGCGCGACGAATGCGATGACCCCAACCGCAGGGACGATGATGTCCCTGATCCAGAGTCTCGCCTCTCGGGCTGTATCGATGGTGCGCTGTTTCATGGTTTGCTCCTTTCGTAAAAATATAGGCCCATGCGTTGATGCACGGGCCTATAATGTTGATCAGTTCTTGCTCTGATCGGATTCCTTCTGGACATCAAGATCGAGTTGGACCATCCACTTTACGGTATCCTCCAGCTGCTGGATCCGTGCGTGATCGCTCATGGTCGTCTTATATTCCTTATAGGCTAAGGCGATGGAGATCACGCCGGATGCAGCTGTGATAACCGCGCCGGTGATGGTGAATATATCTTTCTTGTCCATGGTGTACTCCTTTCATACACTATAACTCTTCATTATAGCATATGTTTATGTCGCGGATACTCCGCCCACCAGATGGTCGGATGCGTCCATCGACGGGCATGACGACCGCGATGGAGTGAGTTATCGACGATCCACACTAGATATCGATACGGTGCATCATTGACGTATTCGCCGGTCGGCGTAATCAACCAGTCTACCAGGAGTCCGATAAGGGCAACGGCCACCATTGATAGACATATCAAACAATTTGTCAAATTAATCATTACAATCACCCATGTCGGAGAAGTTTGAATCGTCGTTGATATCGCATTCGGCATTGGGATCGTAACCGAGTTCATTGATCGATTCCGTGATCCTCAATCCCTGTGTATAAATATCATCGCTGATTCTGCGAAGCTCGTCGCATTCGTCATACATCCGGAGAACATGATTTTGGATCCAGGTGATGCTACTGACGATCTTCATCAGAAGAATCATTGTCGTCGCGATCGTCATTCCGATCAACGTCTTCATCTTCCGGCTCATTGTTCTCCTCCTTGTGGAACTTTTTGTAAATATCAGTGGCGTCAGACGCACCGTTCTTGGTCACCAAATTCATCTTATCAGCGGTTTTGACCATGATGAAGACGATTCGATCATCATCCTTACAGAATTCCTGCGCATCGAGAATCACTTCATCATCAGTTAACTCCTCGGCGTTGATCTGAACCGCAGGAATATCTGGATCAAAGTCAACGATACGCCAATCCTTGAGATAGGTGTTCGTTTCGCAGTGATTCCTTTTGCGAATATAATGGATTAAAAAGTCAGCTCCTTGGATCGCCAGATCACTGATGATCGTGCCAATGATTATGACTAAAATCATTCCGAAAATAAAGTTGATACTCATGGATGAACTCCTTTTATAGTATTTAGAAATGATGGTGATCGCAGAACCAGCTGATGACCAGCATGAGAGCGGCCAGAAATATAACGATGATCGCCTCGGGCCAGGTCATGTAGCCAGCTCCTTCATGAGATCGTTCGATGCCGGATTCGGTGAGGAATATGGACTACTCTCGTCGATCAGCCATTCGTACGATCCGTATTGTTCGATGGTATCGATCGCGTCATCGGCCAATCGCTCGTAATACGATCGGTCAATCTCTGAAGATAGTCCATTGTCTCGGATGACCGAATATTCCTTCCAGCGATACCCTTTTGTTCCAGATACTGCATCATAACCCCCTCGATTGTTTTCACGAACCAATAGACCTCCTCCGCATCCCGCTTTGACGGGGGAAAAGGCCGATACTTTACCAACAAAGCTGTAATGATGCTCATCCGGTTCAAGTCCCTCATTGAAATCGAGGAAAATATTGGACTGAGCCGATTTAGTCTCTCGGAAATCCTCTAGACCGACAGGCTCTTTGGTAAACAGGGTCTTAAAGACATAAGGAACCTGGAACTGCAACCCAGTAGCGGTCCACTCACCACAGTGCTCGCCGTAGGCTGAATGAGCGATGTAGGTGGACTTATTGACGATGCACATCTTGTCATAAATGGACTCCAATTCGAAGTTGTATCCGTATTGTTTACCCATGGCGGTAACGAAGTCGATGATATCGCGGTCCACATCGGCGATCTTGATCGAATCGGTTTTGATGTGGACCACGGTGTATCCGAGTTCCTGTACCTTGTGCTTGAGCGCAATCATGAACAAGGCGCCTCGTTTGGCGACTTTGTTGTCGAGATTGCGGTTGTTCGGATTGGCAGCATCGTTGAACCGGGTGGGGAATGAGGCGCTGGTCAGGCCATAGACTGCGTTGATGGCAATCTTCAGTGCCTGAGCCAGCGCCTTGGAATCCTCACCCTTGAGCACGGGTTCGAGATTTTTGATACGTTCCTCGGGAACAAACTTCCTGAAAATATCAAGGCATCGATCGAAGTCTTTATGCTTAATGGCGATACGGGCCTGTCGGATTGCGTCGAACCGTTCAGTATATGGACCGAAGAGATTCATGGCAACAATCGAACTAGGATGCATGGATGAGACGTCAAGCAGTCCGACATTGCCGAACATGCCTCCGAGATGTTCCTCTTTCTCTACCATCTATCGTCGCTCCCATGAACAAATAAGACGAGAATCACAATCGCGATGATTAGCCCTATACACGATCCGAAGATGGGCCATGCGTCTCCCATTGTGCATGCTCCTTTCCAAATATCATTAGCGGTTCATCATTGCCTTCAAGATGATGGTTATAGGCGTCGACAAGTTTCATGAGATCGATTTCATCGAGTCCTTCAGCATAGAAAGCTCGTTTCTTCGAATCTGGTTTTGTACTGACGATACCAAGTGCCATCAAATATCCGTGAAGGAACAATCGTGATAGATAACTTCCGCTGATGTGTGATGGATGCTTGTATTTGTTTTCATTGACGAACCGAACCGGTGATTCGGAGCTCGAAACCTTACCCATTGTTTTTTTACCTCCCATGGATGAACAAGGCGAGAACCAGTATGATAAATATGCGCGTAGTGATACCAGCTGCTTCTCGGAACGACTTTGATCTTGTCTATTGTCGATACCGGCATTTTCATTCATCCCCTTTCGAAATGGTATCCAAGATGTGTCTTTTGCCATCCGTGAAGACAGCTGCTAATATTTTTGTAATGCCCACCAATGGCTCTGGCACATTCGGCTTCACTATCAAAAACCTCGCCGGTTTCGACAATTCGGACTCTTGTGGAACAGTTTTTTGGAACGAGGCCGGTTTTTCTTGAATGGTCGATGTTTTCTTGATGGGTGATCCATTCAAGATTCTCAACTCGGTTATCGTAACGGTTGCCATTGATGTGATTGACTTCAAGATCTTCCGATTCTTTAGGAATCCATGTCTCGGCGACCAATCGATGAACCAAGTATGATTTTCCTGTCGGATTGTTGATGCCAACCGTCAAATATCTTCCACTATCGGTTTGCTTTAATCTTTTCCAAGACCCATTGCGATAGCTAAGAACATCGCCTTCATCGGATACCAATATTCTAGGATCTTTAGGCCAAGGCTTCCAGTCCTGTTCAAATATCAGTTTGTGTCCCATGGATGCTTCATCTCCATATAACTGTAATCGCCGTATCCGTTGTCCATACCGTAGACGAATACATAGCCGCCTTCTCCCGGATATTCGCCCATGTACTGGGACTTCTTATCCTTGAGCGCGTATCGATCAAAGGCATATCCCGGGAACATCTCGGACAGTTCGGGGAAGTTGAACTCCGACTGCGGATGCTTGTTGTTCCCGAATATGATTTGTGCAGTATGGGTGTTGGTGGTGTCGTTGACTGTCAGGCCACTGAGCATTGCCAGCATCTGGCGTGCAGTGAAATCCTCCTTGAGGTGCTCGAACACGGCCTTGGTGGCCCTGACGTCATCCTCGCAATATGATTGCACCAATGGCCATTTGTCCTCGGGAACCGGCTGGTCCCATGGCATTCCAAGCTCATGATGGTCGATGCCCAATTCGATCTCCCACTTCTTCAACGACTGCTTCTTGGCGGAGAAGTCGTAAATATCCGTGTATGATGCATTGTATGCCTGACCGAACATGGCGTTCTTGTTTCCGCTGACGATCCGCATCGACAGATCATACAACTGGGCGTTATTGTATCCCATGACTCCCCATGCCCAGAGAATATGGTTGTCGTACTTGCGGTTGTTGAATCCCACCAGATTCTCATCGAGTAGTGTCATGATGTTCTGCCGCTGAGGATTGATCCATGTCTTGACGACATCAGAATCACTCTTCATGAAGCAGACCATGAACAGGTTCGGGAAGACCTCGACATCGAAGAATGTAAGAATATCGGCGTTCTTTGGATCGCTTCCCTTCGGAATATCATCGGACTTGAACTTCATCTCGTTCACCAGAACGATGCAATAATCCGACCAATGCGTCGACCGCAAAGCGAAATCAAATATCTCATTACGCATGTCGGTGACGTCGTATGGTTTACCGGACTCATACATCTCGTCCATGAGCTTCTTGATGAACTCGACGCTCGGCTTGGTCCCAGGACAACATTCCTTGCGCAAAGCCTTCTTGATGACGTTGCGCAGATGCTGTTCATCCTTGAGTTCCTTCTGATTGATCATAGACTTCTCTCCTTTCAATGGAAGGCCGCTTGAAATATGGGAGATCTCATGATCGTTGCACAGTGAGAGCAGACGCCGTAGGGACGAATTGCCTCGGAAGACCTTGATCTCGACATGGATGTCGTAAAGGTTTTTGAGTCGGGATACGTCTCCATCGTAAATATAGTGGAGGTGCAATCCCTGTCCGCTCTTGGATACCTCGGCATAGGTCGGAGGGAACTTGCGGGCCGCCTCGAGATTGGCCTGAAGCGATTTCTCGCCATCCTCTCCTCGAATATCGAAGTCGATGACAATGTGGTTTTCCGGAACCTTGACCCAGTGCAGTCGACTGGTGTCGAGGTCTTTGAGCGTGGTGCTGACTTGGGACCATTTGGCAATCGGGGATCCGCTTTCATCGTCTCTAGCATATTGCGCAGGGCAATCACGGCAGAGTTCGTCGAATCGACTGTCCGTTTTAGCAAGTCGAAGCCACGAGACATAGTCATCGTCAGATGTTCGAGCATGCCGGTCAGAAGAGTCAACGATTCTCGATTCGAACTTGTTTCGTTGAAATCCATGATAGGTAACTGCCTTACTCGCTCCCCGGTTCATGGTTTCGAAATACGAAGCCAGTTCGAACATGAACTCGGATCGTTTCATGACGTCGGTGATGTGGGCTTCTTCACACCATTCCTTATAGGCACGCCACAGATCTGTCAGACGCACTGGCTCATCGATGTCCATGAGGTCGATGTTGTCCTGAACGAATGTGTAAACATCATTCGTCTTGGCGATCATCTCCGTTGGACGATACTGGGAATATCGGTTGACCCCGAGCTTCCTGTAGACCTCACGACAATGATAGGCAATGGCGCCCAATTCGAATCCGATCTGCTTCATGCAGTCGAAATAATCATCCGGCGCCAATGTGTTACCAGTCGGATAAATATCAATCAGTCTCCTTGTGATGCCCGACTTGGCGTCAGTGATCTTCACCGGCTTATTCGTTGCCATGAACAGCATCGTCTTCAGCGGAACGGTGTACTGCTTGATACCCTTTTCGTTGACCACGATCTTCTCATGTGCAGCAATCTGATTAAGCAGGGTGTTGTCCCACATGTGACTCAGATCGCCATCGGTCTGGATACCGATGAGCGGAGAGTTCTTGAAGGACGCGGTGCTGAATTGGTATCCCTTGCCGAGTTCCTCCGCATTGAAATATGCGATGTATCCAGGGAAGAGCATCTCGATGATATTGAGAATCGTCGACTTTCCGGTTCCCGGATCACCATAGATGACGAACATCTTCTGGATGCGTTGAATATCATTACCGTCGACTAAGGCGCCGATGCCCCATTCAAGCTTTTCACGTTCGGACGGGGCATATAGCGTATTCATGAGCCGGTCGTATGCCGAGGTGTCTCCCTCGGATATCGCGTATTCCAGTTGCACGGTGGCATAGTCCTCGCGCTTTGGAGTGTCATTGGCGAATATGATTCGCTGATTGAGCACCGCATCACTGTCGGCCAGATTGCGCAGTCCGGAAATATACCTATTCCAGCAACCGTTGGAGGTGTTTTGCATAAGCATGCAGGTCACTTCATTACCGTCCGGAGACTCATACGAGTCAGCGAACTCCTGAATATCACGGTCAATCAGCTCACCAAGGCGTTGAAGGTTCTGCGACCAGAGATGACTATCCGGATCGAACACCGCATAAAACGATCCACCCTTGATGAGCAGATCGTGATACCCTCGCATCTTCGGATCGGCGAATATGGATTCATGGCCCTTTGTTGCCTTTTTGACACGCACCTGCACTTGATCCATCTTCGCCTCCTTTACATGTCGGGAATATGCTGTTCGTTGAGCCAATACTGCATCTGCCACCACCATTCGGATGGGCGGATATCCTTGTCATCATGAACGATGAAGAGTCCACCACCCGATCCGTCAGGTCGGTACTGTCGATCCATCATGATGTCGCATCGGTCCTGAATATAACACTCCGGATCTCTCTGGTCGAGAAACCAGTCATCCGAGCATCGTGTCAGATCCATGTTTTCAAGGAACATGGAGAACGCCTCGTCGACCGGGACGATGGCAAGAACATCGTTGACCCGTTCGGCCAAGGCGACGAGGAACTCAAGGACCGAGCATCCTCGCATACCGCCAACCAACGAATATCCGGTTCGGCGTGTGTATGCATCACGTAACGACTCGCCGTCGGATATCCGATTCCGATCCATCATGACACTGGAACGGAATGGCATGGCTGCAAGAGACATACTGAGATCAACGTATTCGTCGAAATTCACACGATGGCGTAGCCATTGAATATACGATGCGCTGAAAAATGGCGATGAATTACCGGTCATTGACCTCCTCCATTTCGGCCGCTATAGTGGAATTGAACCTCTTTTTGGGTCGGTATGACTCCTCTTCAGGAATACCTAGCACATCGTGCTGGTACGATCCGTCATGCCGGGTGATCTCGTAGTCGGTCTCCAGAATATCATTCCTGCACCACACAACGTTAGGATCACCACTCTGCGACAATCTTCCGAACCTGTTGAGCACGATGGTGTTGATGATGGCATCCGGGTCCTGAACGATCTCCATTCCTCGGGCAAGCACGTCATCGTCCTCCCAGTAATCGAGATTCTCCGTATCGATGAACCACGGGGCGTTCTCGTGATCCTCTTCGGAGATCTGATAGCTCGGTTCGTCATCATCAATGGACTGATGCCAGCGACGCGCCTTGATCGTCATGATGATTGATTGCTCAATGCGCTCGTCCCCGTTCGCCTCGTCATATTGACGCTGTTCGTCATCGGTAAGGGGACCATCCCATCGCGGAACGCCGTCATCGATGATGAAATTATCTCGATCGGGCTCGTCGGAGTCAATGTCCACGGGGTCATCATCGAGCTCATCACCACGTTCATCGGAAATATCCTTTTGTTCGGTGACTTTAGGATCGCCATACGTCTTGGCGGCCTTGACGGCCTCCCATTCCTTCTTCACCTCGATGATCTGATCGTCGTAGAAGTCAAGCTCCTGCTCCTTGCGCCTAATGGCCTCGTCGGTTGACCGCTTGACGTTGACGAACTTCTCATGGTTGTCTTTGAATTGCTGGTTAAGTTCATGCTTCTTACGTTCCAGATCGGCGATCTCTTGCTCGAGGTCCTTCAGTGGAATATACCGCTTGTATATACCGAAGTAGAATACAGCGGTCGCCGTCGCGGCACCAGCGGCGAATCCGCCCACTACAAACCCAATGGTCTTGAGATTCATGGATACTCCTTGATTGAACGAACGGGACGGCCATCATGAAGACGACCGTCCCGAAAATATCATCGATTAGATCTTATCGTAGATGATGCCATCCACGTTGAATGTCAGCAGGATGCCAAGCTTGCCGTCCCATGGTTCAGCGTTGCTATAATCCCATGGATCGTCGCTATTCACGCCGAACACACCGAAATCGACATAGGTGTTCTGATGCTCATCATCGATGATCCATCCCAGGATTGCACCTTCCTTACTATCATCGATTCCAAGCATGCGATACACATCATTAAGGAACAGATGACCGTTGGCATAGAGCTGATCGTTCGCTTGGTGGAGAACCGAACGAATATGCGCGATATTCTGATCGGGATTGGTCTTATCCCAATAGATTGAGTATTCGTCGAAATATCGGGACAGTCCGTCACGGTCGATCGTGTCCTTGTCGTAATGGCGAACGGTCTTTGTCTCTCCGGTCTTTTCGTCGATGATTTCCTCTTCGACGATTCCCTGATAGATATCGCGCTCCTTGTCCTCTCCGAGCTGTTTGCGAACACGGCCTCGATAGTCGGAGAACTCCTTGGATACGGCCGTGAACGCCGAGGCAGCCGCCATGTACCGTCCATCCAGAATATGATGTGCGGACAGCACGCATCCGACGCTCAGGCCTGTCAGCAGGATCGTCGGCATATATAGACGGGCGATCTCTGCTCCGGTCTCGACATAGACCATCGTCTTGTCGTGCTTCTGCGCCTTGTTGTCGTAGACGATCTCGTCGTCGCTTTCGGCCTCCTTGGCCTTCTTGGAAATATCCACCATCTTGTTCTGATGATGATCCATAACGGTATCCAGCTTCATCGTGGAATATACCGCGAAGCCCGTGGCGGCCACACCTGCGACGATGCCCACGCCGACGAGAATCTGCGGGGAATGCTTGTCAAGTTGCAGCAACGCCTTGTTGCCGAAACGTACGATGGTTTCCTTTACGCTCATGTTTATTCCTTTACGTTGAAATATGATCTCGGGGATCTCCGGAACGTCTCCGAGAATATTGTTCAGTATTCGAACGACCACGGTTCGTCGTTGGGACAGAGACGCGCCGTGGCCACACTGGTGCCTTTGTCGATGGTGATCTCGAAGATCGTTCCATCGTCTTCCAGCACCTTGACGCCGGTATCGTCATCGTTTACTCGATAGTCGAGAGCCTCTTGATCGATCTTGGAAAAATATCGACGGACGCGATCCTTCCAGATACGGAGCGATTTTTGATCCTTATCCGAAATACATTGCTTTTTATCGATGGGAAACAGACCCGTCTTTTCGAAGGTGCTGAACTCAGCCATGGTGAGTCCTCCTGTATTCTCTGGCTCTGCGGAGAAGGTCGAGCTTTACGATGACCTGCTCGTCACTCATCTTATCGACCTTCATCTTCCACAAAGGATTGGAATGCCACGCTTCCAGAATATGCCGCTCTTCGGATGCGCTCATCGCAAGCTCTCGGTTCTCGGCATATTGAGGACGTAGCCATCACGACATCGTGCGATGCTCGCCCGTGCCAGATCGCTCCACCCAATGTCGTAATCGGTATATCTTGGGGATATACCGGATGCCTTGAGCAGATCCGCTACGCTGCATAGACCATACTGATCGATGGTGTCCCGCAACGTGTCCATGACCGCCTCGGCGTCACGACGATCCCGGAATGTAATATCATCGAAGTCGTTGCGGTTTCGGGCTTCGATCGCACGTCTTCCTGTTGAACGATCTCGACTCATCGATGAATAGCTGGTATATCCTCGATTTGCCGAGTTGTTTCTCGGACGAATCTCACCGAAAATCAAACGACTGAATCCCTGGGATACGGTGTCATAGAGCATGTCCTTGGCAGCCGGAATTATGACATCTTTGACGACATATGATGCTACGTCTCGAAGATCGCCGCCGAAAAATGTCTCAGCGACCTTCTGGACCTTGTTTTTCTTCGTTTGGACGACTTCGCCTTTTACGACTTTGGCGACGGTATTTGCCTCGCCTGTGTCCTGTTCAATCCCCAACGCTTCTCTCGAAACGTCGAAGGTCTCCTTGTCTACTTCCGCCATATGGAACTCCTTTCGAAAAATATGAGGAGAGGATCTCATGTGGATCCCCTCCTCACTATAGTTTATGAGAATATCGCGATCAGCCCTTGACGTTCTGTAGCAGCGTGGTTACGAACGAATCGGCCACTCCATCTTGGGTGTACATCGAGAGCATGAGTTCACCATGGGCTTCGCTCTTGTGGAACTCTTCGATCTCCTCGGGCGTGGCGTGACGGAATCGAGGCACCACGCGACGTTCTCCGGTCTCCTTGTCGATCTTTTCCTCCTCATAGCGGAAGCCGTACGTCATGTCGACGAAGTTCTCCAAAGCTGTGGTCTTCACCGACATGTCGTCGGAGGAAAGGTCATCCGATAGCTTCTGGAGCTTACCGTTCTTCAACATATCGACGATATCGTTATTGCTGAGATGGAAGAGGAAGGTCTTGCTCTGCTCGACGCCATCGATGTCGGTGTAGGTGATGGTCTTCTTAATCATGATATGGTTCCTTTCTGGAATATATGGTTGTTATGGTTGAAAAATATAGGCCCATGTTTCCATGAGCCTATACGTCTATCAGTTTTCATCGGACGATTCGTCGTCCAATTCGAGAATGTCCTCGGTTTTGTTCTCGGTCTCCAACCTTTGGTCATTCGCCTTGCAGATCACGTTTACGACGATCTTCTGAGTCACCGATTTGGTCACCACGGTCAGCGCCGTTCCGGCTACCGTGACCACCAAACCAACGGCGATCTTCTTCGGATCGACATCGGCGTTCTTTGCAAGGTTCTTGACGATGGCATTACCAAGAGCGTCACCAAATGATTCCTTCATTGTAGTTCCTTTCGTTAATGAATCACTTCATTATACGACATGATTTCATCACGAATCAGTACCTGCGTGTCGTATCCGCCACCGGACTTGTGGAGAACCGCATGACCAGACACGGGATATTGTTATTAGAAAGCATCGATGAAAACGAAACATTGAGTCGGTCGTCAATGGTCCATCCGAGCTCCTCGCCGATCGGAGCAGGATCGAGACCGAGTTTGTCATAGAACTCATTGAGACTGACCCACAGGCCGGGACCGTTGATAAGCTCGTAGTTGAGATCATTCACGGCTTTGCGAATGGATTCCGGATCGGAATGGAAATATCGGTCCATGAGCTGATCGTAGCACAGAACATCACCGATTCCCGGAATCAGATCCTGATCGGATGGAGGGTTCTTGCAAATATGTTCCTTGGAGATCTCATCATCGATTTCCTGTGCCTTCTCTTTGCCGAGTTCCTCGATGATCTTGGTCCGGTATTCCGATGCGGCCTTGGTGGCCATGGTGTACGCCGATGCATAGGCGGCGATCTTTCCGGCCGAGATCTGATGATGGCCGATGACACATGCAATGGTCGCCCCGGCCATGAGGACCGTGGAAATATAGCACGGCACGACGTGCTTGACGACTTCGCTCTTCGGCATATCATCATGTTCCATCTCGATCTCCAGCATGACGTCGCGGGCCTTGACGGCGTCATGGGCAGCACATACGGCCGTACCTACAACACCGGCACAGGATACGACGGTCAGAATCGTACCCGCGTTGTGTTTGATGAAATCCTTGACGGATTCAAGATTCATTGGTTGCTCCTTTTGTTTTCATAAGTCATATCGCCGTAGAATGTTTTGGAAAATGATTCCTTGAGCATCGAACGAAACGCTTCTTTTCGTTCACTTTTCGGAAGCGTTCTCAAATATCGACGATTCCTGAACAGCACCTGAACGGCTATGAATATGATCCAGGTCATGACGATAAAAGATCCGATCTTGGCTTTCATTGCAATCCTTTCAGAAAAATAAAGGCGCCACGTTTCCGCAGCGCCTTTATGGCATTGAAAAATGTCACTCCTCGACAGACGTGGAATCCACATCGTCGGAAGAGTCCTCGATGGCCTCCGGTTCGGTGACATCGATCAGTTCATCCGGTTCGCCCATGCACTTGACGACCGCCAAAGCCGTAACGGCTCCGACGACGATCGCGCCAACGGTGAACTCGTACTTATGATCGACCACGAACTTCTTGGCCTTCTTGAACTGTTCCTTCATAGTATTATCCTTTCCTTGAGGTTTTATCCTTCATCATATGCCATGTTTTCGCCGCGAAATATCCGACTGCGGAACTCCCGGACATGGCCTTCGATCCGATCGGCTTCGATGTCCGGTCGTCGGACCATGCCGATCCGCATCTTGCAGACATCTCGGAAACACATGTCGATCGATGTGAAGTCTATCGCATCGGCCTGCATGCGCCGATCGATCTCTTTGGGATCGTCTCCACGCACGAGCAGTCGCGCCTTCCGGACATCATCGGGCACGTCAAGATATATACCGAAGACGTTCTCGATCTGGTCATAGATGCGTAAATATGATTCCGGATCGATGACGGCGACACTATCCACCGCGCGATAAAGATCCGACCATGCGAATGCGTAGCTCCACACGCCAAAGACGGTGGAATATGTCCGCACACAGGTCAGTTCCCCATCAAGAAACGCGTTCTCGAATTCGGCGTCGGTGACGAAATGATAGTCGACGCCTTCGATCTCGTTGTCCCGTGGAGGCCTGGTCGTATATGCGAGGATCTGTTCATACCCACGACACTCCAATTCCTTGGCAAGTGTGGTCTTTCCCGATCCCTGTGGACCGATGAGGAAAATATGGACATAATCGCTCATGATCGCCTTCTTTCTTTTCGGTCCGGTGTGTACGAAGAAATCGAAGTCTGCATCCGTTCCGCCGTAATAATGGTTGACGGTGAAATAACACAGCAGTCCGGATTTGGTCCCGACCACCATATGGTTCCATCCATCAATTCGGAAACATAGCCGTTCGCTCCAATATTGCGGAAAATATCGTTCGAAGACATAATCGATCCTATACACGCATGGAGTCATGAGTTTCTTCTAAGGAAACGGAAAACGATCCAGATAAGCCATAACCCTCCGGTGAGACCGGTCAGGACTAGGTCCAACAGGAAGTTGAAAATTCCATATTTCTTTTTCATAACACAATCCTTTCGAAAAATATAACCCCATGTTTCCATGAGGTTATATCGTTGGCGTAATTGACATTACTTGCTTAAAGTGTTTGATGCAACGGCGTTGAAAGCATTGACGACAGTCGTTTTCGTTTCATCATCGAGCGTCTTCAAGGCTTCATTAAATTGCATTGCGCATCCTATTGCGTCGGTGTTATACTGATCAATCCTTCCGGAACGATAGCCGGAACGATAGCAATATGCACCGAACGCAAGTGTGACGATTCCGCAAGCGCCGATAATCAAACCGGTCTTGTGCTCGTTGATGAACTGCTTGACGTTGTTCATCTTGTTTTCGTTGTCGTTCATGGTAACTCCTTACTATAATGAATTATCCTTCACTATAGTCCATGTTTCGGACGCGAGAAAATAAGAGCCCATGTTTCCATGGACCCTTATCCTGAATCTCCGTTCGTATTTGAACGTCTGTTGTCAGATCTTCGGCTTCGGAATGAAACTCAGCGCCTTTGTCGTAATGACGTGGTCGGTCTCGAATGCGAACATCAGTCCCAGACAAACCAACGTCCCTCCGACCCCGACGACCTTCGCGATCATGGCGTTGCGATCTTCGTTATACATCTTCTTCGCTTCTACCAAGACCTTGAGGTCATCGACGGCCATGCGGGCGTGATTGTCATCGACCGCTCCGTAAATATTGGCCAACGCTGCGTCGATATTGTCATCGAACGCCTTGTTGATGTTCCGATGCTGTGATTCGAACTTCATGGTGTTCTCCTTTGTTCGGTTACTTCACTATAAGACATGTTTTGGGCGCGAGAAAAATATAAGCGCCATGTTTCCATGACGCCTATACGTGTCAGCGATCAACAATCACCGGATTGTCGATAACGGCTTTCAGAATTTCGAGTCCATCCTGAGTGACTGAGCAACCATCGTTCTTGATGTTGTTGAGAAGCTCATCTCGTTGGGTTCGGTCGAACATTACCAGGAGGGCATCTCTGCCGAATATTACGCATTTGTCATCAGGTCCCTGTGCGTCAACGACACCGCTGACGCCGGAAATGACCGGATGCTTCTTGCCGCAATATACAGCCCAGCCTACGAATCCCACTAATGTTGTGACACCGACTCCGATCTTGATGGCGGTCTCATGCTTATCATAGAACTCGACGATCTTGCTCTTCGCGTTCTCAAGTTTCTCGTTCTTCATGATTTTCCTTTCGAAATATAGTGAATTATCGCTTCATTATAATGCATGTTTTGGGCGCGAAGGCCAAAAATTAAGAGGCCATGATATGATCACGACCTCTTAACCTTATGGAAAGGAAATATCACTTATTGGCGATATATTTGTTGTACTGCTTCGTGCTGATGCCCAGGATGATACCCAGGAACCAGTCCACGGCCATCACGACCGCCAGCACGACCTCCGCGTACGGAAGTCCGGTTGCGCCGGCGATGATGGCGTACAGCACGCCGAGACCGGGCAGAATATACTGCACGATCCACTTCATGATGTCGTACGTCTTGTCCGACATGAGCAGCGGGATGATCTCCTGTTGGACGAAATCGGGATCGAAGACCTCGTCGGTCGGTTCCTCGGGAGCCGGTTCGGTATTCTGATCTGTCATCTCTCCTCCTTTCTTGTTTCAACGATATCGAGCGGAAGCTTGTTGACCTCTTCGGCGACCTTCTTGGCGTAGCCGTTTCCACCCATGGCGCTGTATGGGTAATAGAGGTAGTGATTGAATTCATCGAGGTCATCGAGAGTGATGCGGTTCTGCTCCAGATAATGCTTGCCGACCTCCACGATCTTGGCGTGGGCAAGACCTCGCACCATCTTCTCGATGGCCTCGATGCGTTCGTCCTCCGAATCGTCCTTCTTCTTGCGATTGTTGATGACCGTGGTGACGAACGCCCAGAGTCCAGACGAAGCGAACACTGAGCATACGACGGTGACGATCGTCTGGACCCATGGGTTCATATCGATTCAGTCACCTCCGCATCAAACGGTCAACGTGGTCGACCACTTGGTGAGACTCTCCTTGATGCGCTTGCGCTGCTCTGGAGTGGCGTCCCTCCACATGGTCTCGACGTCCATCTTGAGGTGGTTGAGCTGCTCGTCCGGGGTCATGGTCGTCATGTCGCCATGCTGGAGCGTACCGCCATCGGAGCCCATGTCACCGCCCCAGTCGCGACGTTCGTTGCCGGGATATCGGCGGCCCACCGTGTTCCCGCGACGAAAACGACCGGACGACGTGCGATTGCGGTTCGGCATGTCGTCATGCTCGATCCATTCCTCGTCATCGTCTTCGTCCTCGTCGCGGTCTTCTCGATCGTCGCCTTCCTTCATGGCCTTGACGACGGCCTTGTAGTAGCAGGTCTCCCAGCAACACTTCTCCGCTTCGGCCAGGTGATGGATCATGTTGATCATCATGTCCATGCCCTGGACGTCCTGGATGGTGCTGCGTTCGACGTCGAGATCGTCCATCTTCCCGCGGACCTTGCGCATGAGGGAGTCCTTCATGTCGCAGATGCCGTCGAGATCCTTAGTCATATGCGTCATGGCAGCCTCCTTATGCGATCCTGCGAGCGGTGAATGCCGCGTTCGCGTCGATGGTCACCGGTTCGGTTCCGGTGTTGGTCACGGACAGCGTGACGTCCTCGCCTGGGCACACCTTAAGATATGTCCGGGCTGCGAGGTTCTGGTACGAATTGGCGGTGCCGATGGTTTCGATCATCGCAGTCTCGGCCAACGGGGTGCCGTCGATGGTCATCGCCAGCTGGACCTCGGTTCCCGCGGTGCCGCTGGTGACGTTGCCATTGAAGCTCAGATCGAAAATACTCGCCTGGCTGCATCGGTTCCCTCGGCCACGCAACCGAACGGCTCCGGACCCCTGGCGATGATACTCGGACCCGCCGCAGCCGTTGAGGTCACATCCGGTGTGGATCGCCGTCAGGTTGAAGGTAACAGTCCCGCCGACGGGGATAACCTCCGCGGCGGAATTCGACAGAACAATCATCGGTTATACCTTCTTTCCGTGGCTCAGCAGCCGCAGGACTGATAGCAGTTCTGCTGGCAACCGTAGTAGCCGTTCGGGTTCGGCACCGTGTAGGCCGGAACCGGAGCCGGGGTCTTCAGCTGGGCGACCAGATATGCGTTCTGGTTGGACTGGGAGGCCGACAGGTTAAGGGCGTTCACCTGGGAGCGCAGCTCCGCGATGGTGTTGTCCTTATCCTCCATACGGTAGGCCACCAGTTCGTCATGCAGCTGACGGTAGTTAGCATTTTGATTCTCGGTGATATCGCGAGCCGCGTTGCAGATCGCCGTGGTGACCGCGTTGGTGCTGGTCGCCATGTTGTAGTTCACGCCTGAAATGGCCTCGCGGTTCTGGCAGCAGCAATCGGCCAGCTGCGCCGTCTGCGGTTGCATGTACGGCTGAGGGCCCTGCCACGGAGATTGCGGCAGATAGGTCTGGTACGGGTTGTATCCGTAGGTGGGGCCGTTGTATTGAGGCATGGGCATGATGGACTCCTTTCGATACATCCTTTATGTTTATAAAAGAACCCTCCTCCGGGCCAATGACGACGGTAAAAGGATGGAAACCCGTCATCGGAGCATCCGGAGGAGGGAAATATCATTCAGCGAGCTGCCACCCCTGCGGATAAGCGTCTGGAGTCAATACACAACCGTCCATCAAGCACGTATAGTGTTTGCCGTGGGAGGCACGGAGGACGTTACTGTTGGATGGCCTGTTCGAGCTTCCGGCCGATGGAGAGATCGAGATGCTTTCGACCGGAACCTTCGGAATATTCGGAATAATCGGATTATTCTCACTAATGTTAGTGGGATTACTCGGATCACGGAACATCCAACTCAACATGCCGTACAAGTCGACACCCCAGTTGAAATGAGCGTTGTAATTCGGATGCTCAATCGGCAAACCATTCGGCTGAAAAGCCTTCACTTCCCTGACACCATTGCTGATCGTCCCATTAGTCTTAACGGCCTCAAGGGTAGGAGTCGTGACACACATTGGGAAAAACCACACATTCTCATAACGCTTACCGTTGGAACTGTTCTTACCGGCTTCGACATTGATCCAGTTCGTCGCGCCATTCACACGACCCGTACCGTTGCGACCGCTCCAATTGTATTGAGGACCACGATTGATCACTAATGAACCAATGTCGTAACGGTCCCTATAAAGCTGTTTATTCCAGCTACCCAGTAAAGGCATGGCCGCGCCGACGATAATTGGCATGTTCGGGTATTCCGAACGGATTTCATCGATAATCGTTTCATACTCGGAAATCGATCCACCGTTGTGACAGTGAACGATCATGACGACATTCGGTGTGGCGCATATCTTCTTGTTAATGTTCTCTTCCGTGATGAGCGAGCCTAGACCCTCATCACCCCACGACATGGGAGTACCGTCATCATTGTAATTTCGATACAAGCCAAGCCACCGTTTAATGCTGAACTTGGTACCATCATAGAATCCGTAGTCAATGCCGCTACGAGTGTTCCGCAGCCAATTGTTCAACGAACTTCCGGATTGGGCGCACACGGCGATCCGAGTGGACAATGCCTGACCGTTGAACGTGTCATTGACTTCCCGCACGGCGTTTTCACCGTCACGATACGTACCCAAGAACAAAACATTACTGCGAGTCGACTCAGTACTGTATCTGTTATGAGCTGCATCGTCACGCATGAAGCAGCGAGCCGCCACACTCCAATACGGTTCAGACGTAATCGCGCCTGACGTAACAGAATCACCGATAATGAGAATACGAATCGGCTGCGGTCTAACCTCGTTGCGTACACTCACGTAATTGAACGACAACGGTTTCCACGCCTGTTCGCCATTATGATTGTGAATGTCCAACGTAATCGGAGTACATTTGATGCCATTGCCGCTTTCCGGCACGTCAGGCGTCCACACGTCCGATTGCCCGTTCACGTTGGAGAATTCCAAGACATCGGACCGACCGTCATACATGTAATCCATCCACAGGCCGGACAGTTTCATGCCGATCAATGATGTCGCGTCCCAGATGACGTTAGGCCACGTCAACGTGTTCTTCATGTTGGACTTCGAAACGGGCACGATGGATTGAAGATCACCGATACGGGCATACGGAACACCGTACGTGCCATCACCAGCGTTAGGCTTCATGCTCGGCGCATAAGCGAGAGTGTCAGTGCTTCCGAAAGCTCCTGTAATGTCGTATATCTCGTCATCAGCCGTGACGCGCCTGCTATGACATGCGAGCGGGAATTTGTTCGAACGTACAGTCTTCACAAGAAAAACCGGGTCCGAATACGTCGGATTCGCTACAGGCATTGGGAACGTGTACCAGCCTGCTTTACTCGGATAATGATACGTCACGAGATCATTCCACGATGGATTGGAAATGCTCGTGAAACCCATCAAGAAATCGCCACTAACATCAGCGGTGAGATAGAAGCTGATCGTTGTATGGCCCTCAAGCGCAGATGGTTTGAACGTCCACCACCGCTGAGCATGTAGAGCATCAACCTTGTCAATGGTATCATCCGTAAGGACATCATTCGAATTGATCGACATGACACGGTTCAGAACAAGCTCATTGACATAACGATTGAACGTCAGGCTCGACGCCGTGGTAAAGTCCGGTTTGATGGTCAACCCGACACGATTCCACACCTTTTTCGTAGAACCAGAAGACCCGTTGGTTGCGTTAATTATATTCGAGAAAACGGCATTACCACTATTGCTGCTGGAAACCTTAACGCTACCCGTTTTCGGCCTGATGAAAAGACGCCCATGACCGGGGTACTGCGGCAAATTGACGCGGGTAAGAGTCGGCTGGGCATTATCCGGAACATTGACCGTCAACGCCGATTCCGCAGTAGTGGAACCGTCATCAGCCCAACCTATCGAGAACGACCCACCCCCATTAGACGATAGATAAAGCTCAATCCAAGTAATAAATCGCCTTTCATATTCGCGAATTTTGGGTGACGTAGTATTCCATTTGAAAACGTAAGCATAACCCGACTGCATACCGAAAGCACTATCAGGGCCACTAGCAGGACTATACGCGACTGGGGCAGTGGCAGTGGCATCATAGGTTTGCGCGACAATATCATGCACGTTCAACCGAGTTTCAACATTGGTATTGGCGATATTATACGTCTTTTGATCCGCCCGATCCGCCGCCTGATCCGCCCGATCCGCCGCCTGATTCGCCCTGTTAGCGGCTTCGGTCAATTGTCCGAGAATCGTCGTCGGATCGGGAACCGGCTCATTGCCCTCAACGAAACCCGAAGCCACGACGTTGAAGATGCTCTGTGCCTGCTTGGTGACAGCTCGGATGCCTCCGTCGTCACCATAGCCCACGACCGACACATCGAGCGATCCGACGGTCGTCATGAGTTCGGCCGGGATCACGACCGGTTTGCCTGACCAGATGACCGAGACCGGCTTCTCGTTGCCGATGTTGATGACCGTCGAGAGCCCCTCCCATTCGGAGTCCAAGTTCAACGTGACGGTCTCGGTCTTGATGTTGTTCTGTACGAGTTCCGGCTTGTCCACGCTCACGACGCGATCCACGACGGTGATGGTGTGCAGGAACGGGAACTCCTCGCCCGGGTCGGCGCTATTGGGCGTAATGCCGCCAGAAGCCTTGACAAACGAGCTCATTGTCCACTCCTTCCGTTACGGACCACGAAGAACACGTGGGGCGCACGTGCCGTGGCGATGAATCGGCTTCCGTCCTTGGTTCGGCCGGTGACTGAGACCGGGAGATAGCCGATCGGAAAATCGATATGTTCGATGACCATGGGTTCTCCGTCCCAGATGGCGTCCTGACGGGAGTCGCCGGAGCCGATGGAGACGAGGATCTCGTCGAGACCGGTCCATTCGTCATCGAGATCGAGGATGATGGCGTCGGAGCCGTCGCATCCCTGGATCAATCGTGGGGTGTCGACCTTGATGCGACGGTTCCGTACTGTGATGGTGTGATTGATCACAAGGAATCCTTTCTATATAATATCTCGGAGGCTCATGTGAGCCATCAGTTCGTCAAGGATTCCGTAAGTGAATTGAGCTTCTGTTCCATCGAGTCGAGACGCTTGAGGATTTCCTCGTTGGAGCGCTCTTCCGGCTGGGAAGGCTGTTGCGCCTGCTCCGGAACATAACGTACGGTCTGGATGGTTCCGTTTCCGGTCCACACTTTGACCAGAATGGCGGAACCATCCTGCATGGGGAAATATGCAGGGCTTCCGTCCGATGGGATCTCCTTGGGAGGAATCTGGTCGTTGGCAGATATGGAACGCCCGATGAGGTGCGGAATCGCCATCGGTTCCTGGGAGGGAACAGGCTGTGGCGTCTGAGGCATGTAGGTCTGCTGCGGATTATATCCGAACGTCGGCTGATAACCCTGCAAATTGTACGGACCGACGGCGGTAGGTCCCTGGGAATACACGGGGCCGTTGTATTGAGGCATGGGCATGATGGACTCCTTTCGATACATCCTTTATGTTTATAAAAGAACCCTCCTCCGGGCCTCGGGACGGTAAAAGGATAAGAAAACCCGTTGCGGAAGCGCTCGGAGGAGTAATGGCAAAACCGGTGGGGAGAAGACGCATGAAGTACGTGTCCGTTTAGGCAACATCTACGGACTGGCAGGCGTATCATCGAATAATGACCTGTCAGGAATTTCCGTCGATGGTGGCAAGACCTATAGCGGATTCAAGAATTTCAATGGTAGGCAAATGGTTGAATCGGCCCGAGGAATGGATGGTTCGTTCGCTCCTATGCAGGTCGAATTCTATGCGGCGATCGGCAAACTTCCGACTTTGGACCCGTACGTATCGGTGTATATCTGGAGGCGTACGGCTTAAGCTGTTCGACGCCAGACGTAGACCGAAATGTAGGGTTGGACATTTGATGATATGTTGGTGATTGCGGTTTGAACATATCTAATCGCGCTGGTAATGTATTCTCCAAGGTTCGCCGCGAGAGAACCGTTTTTCTCCATATTTCCTGTATGTTGGGATTGTGTCCAATTAAAGAACCAACTCTTATCCGGCAGATGCCCTTCATTATCCCATGAGAGTAACCCCGAATCGGAGTGCGTTCTGTTCTTACTGCCTGGGGTGATTAACGGAGAACTATAATAATCACAGACCACCCAACCATATTCATGCTGATGCGTCTTCTCCCCACCGGTTTTGCCGGCAGTGAAGTCCGTATCGGACTCGTCGACGGACACGAGGGTTCGTCCCTTACCATAGCGCTCCCATGTACCGCCGTAGATGGTAGCCGGTGAGATGCTGTTGGTGGAGAAGTACAGCGACCCCACCGGGTACATCTGATTGCGGAGTTTTTCGAGCGTATGCTCTAAACCTGTTTGATCCAAATATGATACCATTATTCTTATTCCTGTCGGAGTAATGGTACCACCGGCGGAAGCAAGACACATAATCATAAGTATGGAATCACTGTCGGATCGTTCTATGGCCATAGCCTGATCGCTCCGAATGATTCCCATCTAGCCGTATGGAGCGGATTGGTCTCGTATGACAAAGATAGCGGCGAAGCGCTAGACAATTTCCATGAATGGACGAAGCTTGAAGATAAAGCAGTTATTGCGTCAGGTTCAATGCTTGGTCAAACCGGTACACCGTATAATTCCAGGCGATATCGATATGAAACCGACACAAAGAGGGGCTCAAGCTTGAGCCCCTACATTGCCGTGTACGTCTGGAGAAGGACAGCCTAAGCGGTTCTGCGCCAGATGTAGACTGCAATATACGGCATGGAGGACGACGCGTCATCGGTATTGCCCCCAAGATCGATTCCTTGTTCTCTGGTACCAGCGTCCCCAACAAGCGGTATAAGGACATTATGAACTCTAGTGTTTGATTTCCAAGAACTCATCACTCTACGAGATAATGCCACGCCACCATTAGCATCCCAGGAAATCATTGCGTATGCGTCGTCGATAAGACCATGATTATGTGTCTTGCTTCCGCCGGTGGTACCGGCCTTGAAGTCATTGTCGGTATCGGAGGCGCTAATCAGCGCTCGTCCGGTACCGTAACGTTCCCAACTGCCGCCATACAGCGACGCCGGGCTGGTGGAATTGGTGGAAATATAGATCGAATCGACCGGGTACATCCGGTCCAGCATTTTATCTACGAGGTGCTGGACCCCCCCTGATCAAGGTAGCTTACCATGAATATCTCCTTAGAACATGCCGTCGATGGTGGACTCGCTGATGCGGGTCATACCATCCGATGGAAATTTATCGAGCTTGGCCTTGTCGGTCTTGGACATCAGGCCGTCCTTCGAGGACGTGGCGACACCGATGGACGTGGCGTAATCGCCGGAAAGGCCGTCGAGCTTGGCCTTGTCGGCAGCCGACATAAGGCCCGCCGTCGACTGGGTGGCTGCGGAGTAGGTCGTATCCTGCGTGGTGAACTGCGAGGTCGTACCGTTGCCCTTGGTCACGGTGACCGTGCGGCCGGATGCGGTGACGGACTTCACATAGGTCGTGTTGATGGTCTGACCGGCGGAGTCCTGCGTCGCCTTGGTGGCGTTCGTGGCATTGGTCGCGTTGGTGGCGTTCGTCGCGCTGGTGGCCTTGGCGATCGTATCGGTCGTTCGGACCAGAGCGGTCCACGAGCTCCATGACGAATTCGAATATGACCTCGTCCAGATCTTGTTGCTGTTATCATACAGGATCTGACTGAACACACCCGACGCCGTCTGCATGACGAACATACCGAAATGGTCGACGCCCGACGGCTTATTGGTCACAGAGTTGCCGCCTCCGCCATAATACCATCCGCATTGCCCCACCGTATTGTACGAATTCAGATTTTGATTCGTCAGAGCGTTGGCGGCGGTGATCGGATTCTGGACGCCGAGAGCCGTACGGGCCGTCTCGGCCGACGTGGCTCCGGTGCCTCCCTTGGACAACGGGATTGTAGGAAGTCGGTCGACTGCCAGTGTGCCACTGGCGATGTCGGAAGCGGCGTGACTGTGCTTGGCCGCGGCGAACAGCGCTCTGATCGAGGACCAAAGCACCGTCCTGGTGCCCGCCGAACCAGTCGTGCTATCGATGACAAACACGTCCGAGTCCGACGGTTGCGAAGTGCGGGTGTAGGTATTAAGACGTGCCATACGTCATCTCCTTAGTCGATCTGTTTCCATCCCTGCGGATAGGCATCCGGCGAATAGGCGTTGTTGTTCATCGTGCACTCGTAGCGATGGCCGTTATACGTCACCTTGTCGCCGATGTTGTATGCGTCATGGGCGCCGGTCGGTTGGACGAATGCCGGATACTCGTCATCATCGCCACCGGGTTCTGGGCTTTCGCCGGTGCCATCCAACTTGGTCCAGCCTTGCGGATAGGCGGTCGGCGACCAGACATTATAGTCGATGTTCGACTGATAATAGGCGCCTTCAAAGGACACCTTGTCACCCTTCATGTAGGTGTCCGTAGCACCAAGCGGCTGGCTGAACGGATGGATGCTATGCTCGTCCGGCTCATCGACGCACTTCCATCCCGAGATGTAGGTATCCGGCGGGAAGATCTCCTGGGCGGTGTCGTTCTGAAGGCAACGGTACAGAACGCCCTTATACCGGACAATATCGCCGGTCTTGTATTCGGTACCGACAGTCCACTCCGGAACCAGAGCCGACACGGCCTTCAGATCCTCGACCGGCATGCTGGTCAGCATCGGCTGAATCAGCATCGGCACGGCGGCCATGACGGCCTTCTGGATCTCCTGCTGTTTCACTGCCTGCGCCTCACGCTCGGCATTGGCCTTGAGTTCCTCAGCGGTGAACTTGGTGTAGCGCTGAATATCCTCGTATTCGTCCCAGGCTTCCTTGGCTTCGACGCCTGGAACGTCCACCTTCCACTCGACGTCCTTACCGCCGTTCGGATACTCCTGAAGGGTCTCGTAATGGCCCTGCTCCTCAACGGCTTCGACGGCATCGTGGTGCTGAATGAAGATCTTGTCATCGGAGAGCTTGCCGAGACGATAGTCCACGTCCTCCGGCTGGATCTCGTTGTCGTTTTGGTCCAAAATTCTCATGATGATTCCTTCCTTAGTGAATAACAAACATGTCGTCGATGACGGAGTTGGGGATCGACGTGATGGCCGACGGATCGGTCACGACACTCTCGATGAGCTCGTGCCACTCCTTTTTGTTGGACTCCATGGTGTCGTCGAATTGCGCCTGCCACTGTCTGATGATGGTATCGGCGTCGAAGGTGTTCTCGACCAGTGTCGCCAGAGGACATGCACTCGTACCGATGGCGTTGGTGATGTCGGCGGAGGTGATGTTCGTGGCACCATGAGCGACCTTAACGTACGCCAAGGGATATTCGGAAATATCCGACGTCTTGGTCATAGTCGGACGTTGTGGACTTCCGCTTGGCGTTCCCTTCTTGATGAGAATACTATTGGCCCTGACCGCCAATGAGGTATCGACCCGAAGCACCACGGCATCAATACGGTCCTGAGTGGCCGACGCAGAATCGATCGTCAACGGAAGATCGATGGAATTATAGGTCCATGTATGATTGAACCAGGCTCGACCAGATCCGACAATGACCTGCATGCCGCTTCCCGACTTAACGACCAGATGGTCCTCGAAATTCGGAAGCACGCCATCGTTGATGATGCCATCGAAAATCTGCCCCATCTGAATATTGTTGTACACACGATCATGGTTTGAGGAATTGAAAAATCCTGAGGTAACGGCCATGGCTTACTCCTTTCTGGTTAATCATCTATCTTCACCGAGGAATGCAAGGTGTTGTCGGTGGAATCTCGAATCGGTAATCCGGAGGAATCATCGATCGATGTCAAGGAATCGACGATCGTCTCCAATGTCGGATACTCGCTGTATCCATTGGTATCCCAGTTACGAATATACTCGGTGATCTTGGCCGGATACGCCATGTTATAGGCGTTCTCGAATTGCACAATATCACCGATAGTGTAATCTTCGTTGTAGACCATGCCGGTAGTTGATGATACCTCTGCATCGAAGGTGATACCGGAACCAACCTTTTTGAGTTCCTTCTTTCCTTCCGATTTGAGGGAGTTAAGTACCGTGGAATCCGGAAGCGGTTTTCCCTTATCATCGTTTTGCTGGACCGATAGTCCGCCATAGAACGTTTCGTGATAATCCCATCCGATAGATCCGTCCTCATTTGGAACATAAGCGACCAGACGTTTCGTCGAACCATCATCGTTTCGTGTCTCGGACCCGCCGACGTATGCGGCATTATAGAGTTCGCGATAGTCCATAGTGGTGTCCGACGAAACCAGATTTCCGTAATTCGATGAAAATATCACATATGGATTCTTATCCTGTTCATATGAATGATCAGTTCCGTTTATGATGCGAAACGTCATTTTCGTATCGATCCAACGGTCGGTCGTTGCCAAACTAAGACGGAATCCGTATTTCTTGGAGTCGAGAATCGTCTTGACGGCATCGTATACGGTGTCGCCATCGAATTCGTATCCATCATCGGTCTCCGACGAAGTGTCAGGAAGATCGTTGTTCTTTTCAAAAACGAAGTTGTCGATCTTCCGTCGTGCTTCCGTTGGCTTGATGACATTCTCGTTCAGAATCGTCTGAATCGCGATCTGAATATCGCCTTTGTACGTGACTTTCTTCGGAATGACTCGTCTCAACAGAAGCGACTCCAAGGAACGACCGCTCACGACAAGATGATCTCCATCTTCGAGATTGCTGGTGATCTTCACCTGATCGATCACCATAGTCGATACGGAATCGGGATAGAACAGATAATATCCTTTCGGGAACCGTTGGATATTCTCGATACTCGCCCGAACGTAGAATTCGAAATCGCCATAAGCCGAGAACCGCTCGGTCCAAATAACCGATTCGAACTCATCGACGATGTCGACGACCTTAAACGATTTGTCCAGTATGAAAAATTCCATTCGTTTCGCCATGATCACACTCCGGCGTAAAGAATCTTACTGGATACGGACACCATCATGTTATCGATACCTGATTCGGCCATATAGGTGATGACATTGTTTCCAGGATACAGTGTAATCCAACTCACAGCCCTGTCGATGGCGTTGAGAACGTTGTAATCGATGCCCTCCCTACGGATTCTTGCGTATTTTTCTCCGGGCACGGTCGATATGATGATCTGATCCCCCGACTGGAGATCGGATCCGATGATGCTCTTAACCTTATCGGTGTAGATCAGGATCGACTCGTCCCAATCCTCGTTGTAGAATGAGGGATTAGAAACCGGTCCGGTGAGTTCGACAGTGATGATGACGCCGACCTCGGCTTCACCGTCGTACTGGACGATCTTCGAATGATCGATGCTGATATTGCCGAATTCAAAGGTGTCGCCGGCTATCGGGAACGGGAATTCGAACAGCGACTCCACTGTCGAGAACTGCGTGACGATCTCCGAGACCTCGGAGGCGTCTTCAAACCACGGATCCGCACATCTGATCGTGATTGCCGACGCCTCCTGACTCGTGAATATGGCCACATCGTTGTTCTCGACATGCCCGACGGTCTTCACCCGTCTGGTATCGGTCTCGAAGATGAGCGTCACGGCTCGTTTCTCCGGAAAATATCGGTAGATCCTATGACGCAACTCCTCGATGCTGTGATTGGCATCCCATAGATAGGCAAGCGTGATGGTGATGTCGCGCGATTCCTTTCTTGCTCCATTAAAGACGGAACCATCGGAGGTGACCGATTCGGAATGCCACAGAGTGGCTTTCGTTGGCCCAAGACCATCGATGCCGGAGATCAAATATCCGCTCTCCCGAGGGTCGGCGAGCGAAATGGTCAGACTTTCGTTTCGATCATTGATCACTGTCATGGACCTGAACATTGAGACCACTACTTTCCTATAGGTGACATTTTCAATTCCTGACGAAGGAGTTTGAGTTGGTTCGATGTCTGTCGGTAAATATCGTAACGACTGAGACTGGTCGGCGAATTCAACGTCTGGTTGTATTCGATGTTGACCGACTTCGGACCGCTCGTATCCTTCTCCGCCGTCCGAGAACCACTCTCATTTTGACGGAATCGACGATCGATTTCCCTGAGCTCGGCCTCTGATGGAGCGATGGATCTCGACAACATCGAATCGATCGATCCAGCCTGCTTGCTGATGGCGCTTAGGTCAAGCACCGGGGTGATCGTCGGACTCGCGTCGAACAGATCGTCGATCGATGACGTCGCCAGCATGTCGTTCAACGTGGATATCGCCTTCCGCGCGACCTTCTCGGAAGAATCGCTGACCATGTCCTCTCGATCAGTAATGCCGATCGAGAATCCTTCGGTGAAGAATCGACCGACCTGCATCATGATCTTCGACGGGGAACCGTTATCCAAGGCGCGATCGGCAGCCGTCTTAGCCGAACTGGCCATATTGGCCGCTGCGGTGGCCGCTGATCTCGTGTAATCATTTATGCCGTTGGTGAATCCCTCGACGAGATATCGTCCGGCGTCATAGAATCCGTTATAATAGGCTCTGACGCTGTTAACTGCCTGATTGACGGACGATGAGAACACTCCGGTGAACTGTGATGAATTCGATCGCATACCATTCAGCAGACCATCGGCTAGATGTTGACCGGCCGTGCGGAACTGTGACTGGAACGAATTGATCCTGTCCACCGTGGTCCGAAGTCCGGCCGCCGTCGATGTCGTCGACTCGTTAAGGGCGTTCCCCATACTTCCGGCGAAGGCCAGCACGACACTGATGATTGAATCTAATCCGCCGTTGATGGTCGAGGTGGCGCCGATGATGGCGGTGGACATACTCGACATGTTCTGGCTGACGATGGATCCAACACCGGACAATCCATTGGTAACCGATGCCTTGAATTGTGTGAATCTAGTGGATATGGTCGATCCATTGGTCGACACCACATTACCCAACGTGACCATGGCGGAATTCAGCTGAGTTGCGAACGCCGAAATATCAGCCGGTAATGTGCTGGTAATCGACTGCGTGTTATTCAACGAACTCACGAATGTCGAAATCTGCTTCGATACACCAGACAGGTTCGCCGCCGACAAACTAGTTGCCGCCGTAGCAATGGATCGAACCCCGGAAGCGGCATTTGACATGGATTCCGCGATCCCGGATCCAATACCAGTAAACGCCTTCACGCCATTAGCGAGAGCGGTAAGATTGCCTTGAATTCCTCCAGGAACCTCAACGCCGTTCCATTTCTTGACTTCCCCTGCCAGTTGTCCCAAAGGGCCAATGACTGCATTTATCGACCATCCACCAACGAAGGCCAGCGTGAACGCTTTCACACCATTGGCGAGAGCGGTAAGATTGCCTTGAATGCCGCCAGGAACCTCCACGCCGTTCCACTTCTTAACGGCCCCTGGCAGTTGTCCCAAGGGGCCGATGATGGCATCAATCGACCAGCCGCCGGCGAATGCAAGCGTGAACGCCTTCACGCCGTTCGCAAGAGCGGTGAGATTGCCTTGAATGCCACCGGGAACCTCGACGCCGTCCCACTTCTTAACGGAATCGGCGAGCGTTCCAAGCGGACCGACCACGGCATTGAGCGACCATCCACCAGCAAAGGCCAGTGTGAACGCCTCGACTCCACTGGCCAACGAGCCAAGCTGCGTTGCGATATCGGTCGGGAACGTGATCGTCGACCACTTGGCCACCGCATCAGCGAGGACGTTCATCGGCTGGGCGATGTTGGCAACGGTATCGCTGCCCCATCCAGCCATCGTGAACTTGCCTACGCCATCGGCGATCCTTCCGAGCTGATTGGCCAGATCGTCCGGAACGGCCACGCCTTCCCACTTCTTAATGGAATCAGCGAGCGTTCCGAGCGGAGCGGCCATCTTCTCGATGGCACTGGCACCGAATCCGGAGAAGGTGTTGAGCAGGCCGCCAAGCGCGGTCTCGCCCATCGCGGCGCCCATGGCCGTCAGACCCCTACCGATCTCATCCCAATTGAATTCGGCGAACTTACCGAATGCGGTCGCCAGATCGATCAGGCCTTGCGAAGCGAGTGTAATCGTACCGGCACCCATCAGACCAGCGATTCCGGTCAGGGCACCTGTCGCTCCGGATATGGCGGCAACCTCGCCCATGGCACCGCCCATGGCAACAAGGCCGCGTCCGATCTCGTCCCAGCTATACTGAGAGAACGAATTGAACGCTTGGGCAATCTCGTCAAGACCTTGCACGGTGAGGTTGATCGTGCCGGCTCCGATGATTCCTGACAAACCAGCGATTTTACCCAAAGCGCCGGATATGACGCCAACCTCGCCCATGGCACCACCCATGGCGGTAAGGCCGCGTCCGATCTCGTCCCAGCTATACTGAGAGAACGAATTGAACGCCTTGGCGATATCCCCAAGACCCTGAGCAGTAAGAACTATGGAACCAGATCCGATGATTCCGGACAAACCAGCGAGTTTGCCCAAAGCGCCGGATATGACGCCAACCTCGCCCAAAGCACCACCCATGGCCGCCAGACCACGTCCGATTTCACCCCAGTCGTATTGAGTGAACGATCCGAACGCCGATGCGATGTCGCCGAGACTCTGCGCTGTGATAAGGATCGATCCGCCACCGATGATGCCTGAGAAGCCCGCGAGCTTTCCGAGGGCTCCAGTGACGAGTCCGACCTCGCCCAAAGCACCACCCATGGCCGCCAGACCACGTCCGATTTCACCCCAGTCGTATTGAGTGAATTCACCGAATACTTTGGCGATATCATCAAGGGACTGCACTGTAATGTAAATGGAACCGCTAGCTAGAATTCCAGAGAATCCTGCAATCTTGCCCAAGGCGCCGGTAACGAGCCCGACTTCGCCCAAAGCACCGCCCATGGCAGATAGACCGCGTCCGATTTCGTCCCAGCTATACTGAGAGAACGAATTGAACGCCTTGGCGATATCACCAAGGGATTTGGCCGTAACGACCATGCTGACGGCAGCGGAAATGTTGTGCTTGCCGAATCGGCCGAGCAGACCAGTGACTGTGCCCATCTCCGTCAGGGCGCCGCCCATGGCAGATAGGCCCTTGCCGACCTGATCCCAGCTCATGTTACCGAGCTTCTTGAGCGGATCTGCCACCATTTTGACCGCTTGGGCCATGGCGATAAGCGAGCCTGCCGTCTTGAGATCGACCTTGGCGTAGCTCAGACCCTTGGCGGCAGCGACGAGCTCCGCCATGGCGCCGCCCATGCCGGTGAGGCCCTTGGCGATCTCGTCCCACTTGAGATTACCGATCGTGGACATGGCGTTGGCCAACATGTCCACAGCCTTCGCGAATTCTATGAGGGCCGCACCGGTCTTGATGAGATCGGTGGTCTTAACGCCCTTCACCGTCTTCGTGATCGATTTAAGACTGAGGTTAAGCTCGGTCATCATGCCGCCGATGGCCGAAACGCCGCCAACGACTTCACCACCACTGAGGGCAGCGATCTTCTCCATCGAGTTAACAAGCAGCGCGATGGATCCGGCGATCTCTACAAGAGTAAACGCCTTGACGCTTCCCGTGAATGCGTTCAACGATTCTTGAAGACCGTCTAGGATCTCATCGAATACGCCAGCACCCTTCTTGAGCTTTTCAGCCCCGTTACCGAAGAGGCCTTCAACGGCCTCCTTGATCTTATCGAACGCACCGCCGATCTTCTGTGCAGCGAGGAAGATGCCACCACCGGCGAGGCCGGCGAAAATATCACCACCGGAGATGTTGTCGGTGATCCACGTCAAGACATCACTGATGACGTTCTTGACCCGTTCGAACGCTCCGCCAAGAGTATTACCAATTGTCGAAGCGATCGATCCGATGGTGGATCCAATTGTCGAAGCGATCGATCCGATTGTGGATCCCATCGACGAGATTCTACCGGTGAAGGAACTGAACAGACCAAGAACACTACTGACGGCCGTTTCTACTTTCTTGGCCGCTCCTTCGAATATGCCGAACTGCTTGATCGAATTATCAAGTCCGACAAGCCAATCTCCGAATCCGGCGGCGATATCGAGCAGATTGTTGAGCAAACTGCCCATGCTGTCAGATCCGAATGCCGTGGAGATGGCCTCGCCGACAGCTTTGACGGCCTGCACGCCGATATCAAAGACGGAGAAGACGCCCTCAGCAACTCGGCCGATCTTGTTTAGCGTCGATTCGGAAGGAACGAGGCTTTCCGTAAACGAAGCGAACGCCTTGGTAATATCCATAAGTTGCTGAGACGTTGTCGGAGGAAACACCTTCCGAAATGCATTACCGACGGTCGATAGCACCTTACCGAGGGATTCGAAGACGTTGGACAGGCCTTTGATCAGTTCGGTTCTTCCGCCGAGATCCTTCCATCCCTGAAGAAGGTTGTTTCTCGATTCTGACGATCGATTAACGACATCAGAAATAACATTGGCGACACCAGACCATAGCTCCTTGGCTTCTTCGAAGTCGCCAAATATGATTTCGAAAGTATTGGTCCAACCAGATCCCAATGCTTCTTTTGTCGTATCGATCAACTGAGAGAACGTCTTGACGTCGGTTGCGGCGCCTTCGGCCGTATTGGCCAACTGGACGATCTGCTTGGCCTGTTCCTCGGTATAGCCCTGAGAAACAAGATCGGCTTCGGTATACGCTCCGGAAAGTTGCTTCAACGTCTCCGTAAGGACATCGGTAGTGAGCCATCCGCCCTCGGTCAGCGATTCTCGGAACGATCCGTACTTCTGGATCATACCGTCGACGTTGGTGCCAAAATTCTCGGCAGTGCGCTTCAGGGCATTCTGGAAGACCTCGCCGCCCATACCGGCGTTGACCACCGAGTTCCAGTCCATAAGCTGGACCTTTCCGGCGGCGATTGCCTGGGACAGCTGATACATGGCCTGAGAGGCCTGAGCGGAACTCGAACCGGAAACAGCCGCAAGGTTGGCGATACCCTTGATCGAATCCACCGATGTCTGAAGATCAACACCGGCAGCCGTAAAGGTGCCGATGTTCCTCGTCATCTCCGTGAAGTTATAGATGGTCTTGTCGGCGTAGGTGTTCAGCGTGTCGAGTGCCGAATTGACGTCGTCGATCGTCGATCCTTTTGACTGGGTATTCGCCAGAATCGTCTGCACGGCGTTCATCTGGGTCTCGTATTCGGCGAAACCGTCACGGACCGAAGCGGTCAATGCATTGGTGATACTCTTCCCGGCATCAATGGCCGCATTGGTCATGCGGTTGAGCACGGAGAATGCCACGGCACCCATGGCGTTGAAGCCGGACTGGACTCCTTGAAGACCGGAGGTCAGTGGATTGAAGCTGACGCCGCTTACGGCCTTATCGACGTTGTTGATCGATTCGACCGACTTGTCGAGGTTTAATGCCTGCTTAAGTTTGCTGAGAAGACCGGAGGTCTTGTTGATACCCTGCTCGAACTGGCTGTTATCAAGACGCATCTTTACGACGCGTTCGTCGATGCTGCTCATGCAGAAGTCACCACCTTCCAAGCCTTCTCGGCTATCTTATCGAATACGGGTCGGATCGCCGGATTAATATAATCACGACCCTGAACATAGCCTCCGGTACCGGTGCCGTGACCGTACTGGAGGATGACGGCAATCGGTACGCCGTCGTTGATATTGGAATTGGTCCAGACGATCTCGGTGTAATTACGGGTGCGTTTGATCTCGTAATCCCACGCCTCGGCCGTGGCACCGGAATCGACCGGGGTGGCGTTTCGAAGTGCCTGAACGCCGTCACGGCCGAACTCATCGAGCACGTTCAGGTATTCACGACGCTTCATGCGGTTGAGAAACCGCTCGGTCTTCGTGAAACCGCCAGACACTTCGAAATTCACCCTCATTTTGACCTACTTGACTCGAATGGTTTGACCGGCGTAGATGAGATCGGGATTGGCGATGTTGTTCCACGCCTGGAGCTGAGCCACCGTTGTGCCGAACTGAATGGCGATCTTACCCAGGTAGTCGCTGGACTGTACCGTGTAATACTGCGCGGAGTTGGCGTTGATCGTACCCTGGACCTCGTCATAGCGGGAGCCAAGCACGGTCTGACGAGTCAAGCCGTCGCCATACATACCGGCATAGACCTCATTGACGAGCGTGGTGACATCGGCAGAGGCGATGTGGTTGATGAACGCCTGGACTTCGTCGTAGCGGGAGCCGAGATTCTTCTTACGATCCGCACCATTACCATACTCGCCTTCCATCGTCCACGTCGCCAGCTGAAGCGTGGTGCCGGACGGACCTGAAGTCGATGGCTTGGACGGAGCGCTCGACGAGCTGCCGTAATACTTCCGGAAGTCGTCCAACGAGCCGTAGAACTTATCAAGATCAAGATCGCCATTCCAACCGTTCAATCGACCAGAGCCCGAATACTGACGGATGGCGCAGGTATAAGCGCCTTCGTTCCACGGTGTATTCTGATACCCGGTCGGATTCATATCGGCGTACTGGGCGATCCACAGTCCGCAGTTGTTACGATTGGCCACGGGAGCAACTTCGTTATACCGCGAGGCCGGCGCATAGATCATCGGAGGAACGCCGGTTCGTGCGATAACCTGATTGATTACCTGCTCGAGATAGGACTCATCGCCCCATGCCGAATTCTGGTCGAGTTCCCAGTCAAGACAGATCATCACCTTGCCGATCCAGTTAAGGATCGAATTAATGAAGAAATCTGCTTCGGCGACCGCATTGCCGCCGGAAATATAATGATAGACGCCAACTCCCTTACCGAGAGACATGGCTTGTTCGACCGCTCGGACACAATCCGGGTTGGTGTAACCGGTACCCTGTGTCGCCTTGATGATAGCGAAATCACAAGGAACCTTAGAAAAATCAAGACCAGCCTGATAGCTGGCAATATCAATACCATTCAATGCCATGAGTACTCCTTTCATCCTTTGCTCCCAGTCTCTACTCGACGTCGGGCATTCATCTCCCTGTACATTTTCGAAATATCAGACTTTGCCATCTTCTTTTTCGGCGAGTTCTTGACTCCAAATATCTCGATCAGAGCGATAAGACGGCTGAGATGCCACGTCTCGCATGGTTGCGCGGGTATTCCAGCGGAAAACATCCAATAATAGATAAGTTCGGACGTCACCTTGGATGATGAACGACGTCCTTTGGACATGCGATTGATCGTGGTCGCCGTTTGCGACGATTCGATGTAATGATTAAGTTCGGAAAAATGATCGAGCATGATCAGATCGAGTTCGGTGTCCGAAATATCATCGATCGCCATACAACGAAAATATGACCGCGTTTCCTTGATGCTTTTGGATTCGTCGTCAAGGAACGGTTTTCTCCAGATCGACTCCCATTTTGACACGGAAAGGAGCGAATGCTCGAATCGAACGGTTCGCGGTCCTACAGTGATGAATTCATTCTCTGACTCGTCGTAGAGTTCACCTTCAACCGTCAATTCGAGCATTCGCACATCTCACTTCCGTTACGCCGCTGCCTGCATCATGGTATAGACCTCGCCAGGAAGGGGCAGGGTCGGCTCGCCGGTAGTGTCGCCATACAGCTTCTTCTCAAGCGCGGTGAGCTTTTCCTTATCGACCTTGGTCGAATCAATGGTGATCGACGCCACCGGCTTGAGTTCCGGATGGCCTTCCACGGAGACCGGATCGGTATCGATCTCCCAGCTGAAGGTCATACCCTCGGGGGAGTCGTTGATGGTCTCATACGACTTCTCCGACGGGGAGGCGGTGGCACCGTATACCAGATGCAGCTTGTAGCCGGCATCCTGCTTGACGTCGTTGCCGATCTGGGTGCGGTACGAGAAACCGAACTTGGATCGCGACTGCTGACCGAAGACCACGCCATCGGTGACTTCGGCGCCACCATCACACGGAATGAACTCGTCCGGGAAGGTATAGGCCTCGATCGTCGCGCCGAACGTCTCGGCGGAACGCAGCGAGGCGTATTTGATGTTATCGGCGTACATGTCATTCGCCTCGGCGCCATCAGGGGACTCGGTGACGGCGGTCAGGCCGTTCCAAGCCACACCGGTGCCATAGGTGCCGGTGGTCGTCATTGGGTACAGCACGCCATGGTCCGTACCCATCTCATACTGGCGCTTGCCGGTATCATCCCAAGTAAGTGCTGTCATTCTAGCTCCTTAAAAATAGCAATTGAACACGTCGTGATGAAGGTTGTCGCTGACGAAATGCCGATCCATCGTGCACATCGGGAGTTCGGCAACCTTCGCCGGTATCGGACTGTCCGGATTTCTATCGATCACGGTGATCTGATACCGGAGTTTGAAAATATACGGATTGTTATCCGCGAATTGCGTATCGCCGGTGTCCCGTTCATACACAATACACGGATACTTCATCTGGATATTCGACGGGGGCTGAAAATATACATGACCGGTCGCATAGGATGGATCGGTATCGGTCATGATCCCCACCAGAATATCATGGAGTTGCAGCCTCGTTCCCATCGTTGTATACGCCTCCAAGGGTAAGGATGAGACGGGGCCGCTGGACCTCGACATTAGTGATGATCCAGCGGGTCCCCATCCACCATACGTACTTCATATCGAAGAAATGGTCATAGGCATATGCGTCGGCGAGGATCGAGATCGTATTGTTTGCGAGAATATCCATGTTGACGGAGTCGGAACCCTCAAGACGACGGGTGTTCCTTGTCACATCACCATAATACGTCCGCTCATTGATCCGATCCTCGTAGACGCCGGGCGAGGTCTCCACCTGTTGACGGGAATATCCTATCTTTCCGCAGAACCTCGCCATGGCCGTGTCACTCCTTTGGCTCCAAGGTAAGACCCTTCAGAGAATACTTGACCGTGGTCGTTCCGGTGGAATCGGTGGATACCACCTCGATGCTCTGAGTGTTAGGATTGGTCACGCGGAAGACGCAGAAGGCATCACCATCCGTCAACGTCACCGGTCCCTTCTTTCCGCCCTTGAGCTCGACCGTGAACGTCGTCGGATCGGTATCGCCGAGCCAATTGTCCGAGAAATCAAGTGCAAGGTAATTACCTTCCTGCTCGGTTGGCTCGGAGCTATTGAATTCGGTATATCTGGTCACGTAATGGAGCGTGCCATCGATCTTCCGATTGGTGTTGATGACAACATCATCCTGAAGATCGGAGACCTTCTTACCATACTTGGTCTCGGTGCCCGCTACAGGCTCGACCAGAACGGTCGGACCCGACGGGCTCACGCTTTTGGGTGGGTCAGCACAACGGCGGACTTCGGCATGGTCAGCGCACCGGAGAGACGAGCCTCGATGAGGTACTTATGCTGGTTGTAGTCGATGTCGAAGTCGGAGAACTGGGTCAGCTCGCCGCCACGATCGGTACCGATGGTGTAGTCGCGCAGATTCACCATGACACCATCAACAACCTTGCTCTCCTCGGTCATCTCGAAGCCTTCAAGCACGGGGACCTCGACGATGGCGGAAACACCCATGGCGGCCGCCAGCGAGGCGTCGGTGTCGTACAGACGACGGCCGACCTTATCACGCTGCACCATGAGCTCGCCGTGCAGACTCGGGGACAGGAACAGGGTCGGCATACCGGAGCCCATGTAGCCTACCTTCGCCTTACGGGCGCGATCGACGAACGCGGTCGGATCAGTGGCCGGATTGGCACCATCGTTGTAGATAACGTACAGATCATCATCACCGACAATCGGACGGACGTTCTCGGTGTTGACATGATCCTCGGCGGAGGCGGCGCGGCCGTCACCGATGAGAATATCACGGGCCATCTCCTCGCGGATCATGACCTTCATCTCGTTCCACAGGAAGTTGACCACGTTGAAATCAGTGATGTCGATCTCGTCATCACGGTCCAGACGCTGCTTCTTGTAGATCGTCTGCGGGGTGGTCACGCGCTTGTAGACCTTGAACACCTCGTCCATCTTACGCTTGTTGTTCTCGCGGTCAAGCGTAAAGCCCTTCGCACGAGCCTCATCCTCGGTCAGATCCGCGTACGAGGTCTTGATACGGGTGAACGGGGTGTGACGGGTGCCGTTGAGCACGACGTCGACCCAGTCGGTGTCGCGCTTGTACAGGTACGGCTCGTCGCCGACCTGACGTGCATCCGGGAAGAGCACTTCGATGTTCTCGATGCCATAGTTCTGGGCAGCGTGCTGCATCCACTTCTCGGAATAATCACGGAACGAGCCGTAGTCCTTGGCCTCGGTAAGGAATTCCTTCATGTCGTCGTGGGACAGGACCGGAGCTTCATCCTCGGCACCGGCCTGTTCGAAGGCGTTCATATGCATAATATCTCCTTCTTCCTCCGAATGGGAGGCGCTATTGTTGTTCTCTCCGTCACTGTCCTCAGTGTCGGAATCACCCTGCTCCACGGCGAGGCCGATCAGAGCATAGGCGACATTCTTCTGTTCCTCGTTCAGCGTGTCGAAGACATCCTGAACGGTCTCGCCGGAAGACGAATCGTCAGACTCGTCATCGGCATGCGAAATATCGGACTGTGCAACGCTCTCCTCGGCACCACCAATGGCCGCGCCGATAAGAGCATATACAGCGTCCTTCTGCTTGTCGGTAAAAGTGTCCCAGACCTGCTGGACCGTTTTGTCCGACGCTTTCTCGGACGAATCGTCCTCAGTCTTGGCGGTCGACGTTTTGGAATCGTCGGCATGCTGCATGTCATCCTCGCTTTCCTCATCGCCATGCTCAAGCACGATCTCCTCGCCGGAGTAGATCACGGCCTCGTCATCCAGAAGATCCTGAGTTCCGTCCGAATGCTGAAGTGTGACATTGTCGATGTAGGCGCCGGGATTGGCGCCGGCAAGGACTAGACTCACCTCGCGGATGTTACCGTGCATGACGTTCTTGTTGCGTTCGGTCAGATGGTTCGCGTAGATCGACAGTGCGGTGATGTCACCGTGCTTGACGAGTTCTTTGGCGTCGCGACCCATCGGTGTGCTGTTAAACGTACCATAGCAGTAGACGCCATCCTCACGGTTCTCCAGTACGGCATGGCCGAGCACGTTATCGATGTCGCTATGGTTGTGCTGGTAGACCAGCGGCACCTTCTGACCGTCCTGATCAGCGAAGGCGTCCTTCAGGATGGTTCGCCCGTCGGAGCAACGGATGTTGTTCCGCGTGGCGTAACCACTGAAATCATACCCCATTTTGACTGTCTCCTTCCATTGTAGTGTTCAACACATCCTGAATGGAAGGCTGTGCTGAATCTTGGGTTGGTTCTTCTGTGGATTCCGGCTGCTGCGCGGTCACGTCGGTGCCGAGCGGGTTGATGTTGGCGTTGCGCAACTGATTGGCCTGCGGCTCCTCGGACCGGGCGTAACCAAGGACCGAACGGAACTCGTTCGACGACATGATCTCGTTGGACGTGAATGCCGCGGCGATGTTCGCCAGATCGGTGACCGGAACCAACCTGAACGGATCGCGGAAGAACTCGATGCTCTGTCCTTGACTTCGGGCGGTTTTGGTCAGAAAGGTTCGCTTCAGCGCATCACAGATGGCTGAGATCATCGGCTCCAAGGTGCGGTTATGGTAATTGAGCATCTCCTCCTGAGAGGCGGTGCCGTTCACCACGGCCTCGGAAAGGCCGAGCTGACCGTAGAGCTGGGTCGTCAGATTCTGGATCTGCTGAAGCATGTGATTGTCCAGACTCCGATTGAGCTGGGTGATCTTCTCGGAACCGTCGGTGTACGCAACGCCATAGGCGGAATCCTTGAGCTGATCCTCCAGCTGCTGACGGCGGAGTTCGGCCTGTCGCTTCTTCTCCTCCGTGCGGATCTGGTACGGGAACTGGATGATAAGATCGAGTTTGCCGGACGCGGCCTTGTCGTCAATGGTATCGAGCTGATTGAGCTTTCGGATCAGACGCTGCAAGGTAGAGTTCGGCTCGTTCATCACCTGATAGAGCGGGTTCTGGACGATCGCCACCTTGCACTTCGGCATGACAATCTCTTCGCGCTGGCCGGCGTTCGGAGCATCATTATAGACCGAAAGTTTAACGGCCCGAGGATACCATTCAACAACACGACCGACGCGCATGGTCTGAATATCGAACGAATTCGAATTCATCGGATTCACCGTGGTGTCAATCGGCACCATGGCCGCGGCCCCGTCATCACACATGGTCATCACGACGTCCATGATGAAATCACGGCCTGATTGGTCGATATTGGCCTCGATGTTCAGACACTGATTGAGCCCGTCGTCGATCGTCTCCAGATATTGCTGCGTCGTCTTGTCGATACGGCAATGCCGGATCTCGATGGCGCTCACGTCGATGGCGATGCGGTTGTACAGCGAGGATATGATCGATCGATCGACTCCTCGGGTGAAGACCCGCGTATCCGGACGACGCGCTGAGGAATATCCGACGGACAGACGGAAATCAGAAGACGGATTGACGAACGCGTTCCATGCGTGCGCCAATGCATCGGTAACGACATTCATTAGGCATCACCGACCGATCTGCCTGCGAGCGAAGTCGAATGAATATGTCTGTCCGTTCCCACGGGCCCTGTTGGCCGCATAGGCTATTCCGGCTCCGAGGATAATCTTCCCCACATTCATCAACTGCTTCGACACCTCGTTGGCCGCGGTCTGTTTCATCTGGTTGCCAACCTTGTCGACAAACCGATTGCCTTTCTGCTTCTGAGTTGTCGTCAGATTCGAATACTGCTGCTCAAGATTGAGCCGTTCGTTGATCTTGCGGAGCTCGGCATTGGACAGCTTGTTCGGGGACTTCTTGAGAAGGTCTCGACTCTCCGTGTAATCCTTGTTGTCCGATCGGGAACGCTTGGAACTTACCGATCGCTTACGATCCTTGCGGACACCCCACTTCATGCCTTTGACGCCGAAGTGATAGAGCTCATTCATTGAAGCCTCCTTCCCCTTGGATGTTGAGACGCCATTCATACTCCTCGATGTTCTTCCGGATCGATTGTTCAAGGAACGAATTGGTCGGTGGATCGAACTGAAGACGAACCTTTTGCTGAATATACGGTTTCACTCCAGTAAGAAGTTGATCGTCATCAGTGAATTCGCTCCACGTGTCTTCGATTCCAGTGATCGAATATCCCTCTGAGGGACCAACTCCCAATTGTCTGAGATTGAAGAACGCAGAATTGATGAATACGACAAGATCGTCATCGAAATCGGATGAATCAGGATCCAGCCCAATCGCCTTCTTAATCGACTTAAGAATACTTTCATTCATCACGGTCCTCCAATCCGATAAAAATCTACCATTTTGAAGTTACCTCCATGGACATGTGTCGTTGGGTTTCCGTTCGACCAATGGACGAGCCCGTTCGTCGGTTCCGAAGTGCAGATCGTTGTGCGTCGCCAACGAACAACTAATAAGATTGTCCAGATCGAGCAGTAGATTGTCGCCGTGCTCTATGGAATCAGGAGTCAACGGCTCGATGTGATGTATCATGATCTTCCCGGCGATGGGATGATCGGGGCACCCGAGATCGAAACCGTTGTCCCGAGTGATCACCAAATCACGAACGTGTTTCCATTCGGGCGATCGATAGAACCGCTGGTTCATCCAACGTTCGGAACCGAATGTCGGTCCCCCGACGGATCCATGACATTGCAGGTAATGGAACCGGTCGAGAAAATCCGAACGCCGGATGAGCTCGTGATAGGATCGCATCACAGACCCATCTTTCGAAGGAACTGGGCGCCACGGGCTACGTTACGGGCC